ATGAAAAATAACTCACAAGACAAAATTTTTTGTTTAAAAAAACAATATTTATTTAACCCAGAAATAAAAGACATTTTTGTAAAATTTTTTATAGAAAATGAACAACTTATGGTAAAACAAACATATAACACTAAAGCAACTTATAACAATATAGGATATTATATTAATAAAAATGTATTACTTGACATAAAATCTCTCAAACCTTCATTACATAAGGAACGCATTTTTAAAGTTGTAATAAATAGTGAAGAGGAAGATAAATATGGAGATAATATGTATATTTCAAAAGAAACTCTGGAATTGTCTAAAATTGGACTATTTAAAATCAAAAAATTAAATGTTGCTGATAAAAAAATAGACAAGAAAAATATTCCATATAAAGAAGAGGTTTATTTTGAAAAGTTATTATCAAAAGCATTGTTTGATTATTCTTATAAATGGGACGGACCAATAAATTCTTATTTACGAACAGGTCTCCCCTATTTTTTGACTCCTATTTTTAATCAAACATATAAAGTTTATGGAAACACCAAAAAAGAAGCTTGTTTAGCAATTATTGCTAAAGTAGAAGATTTAGATAGAGCATTTTTAGAAGCAGCACCAAGACATGAGCGACCTTTTAGAACATATTATAGAGGAATGAAACAACCTTTTACAAATTTGATAAATGTAGGCGATTCAGTAACCGTTCCTAACTTTATTTCTATTACAGATAATTATGGAGTGGCATTAAATTTTTCAGATATAAAAAAAACACAATGTTGCATATATGAAATAAATATAGCAAATGGTGTTCCGTATATAAATATGATAAATACAACTAAATACAAAGCTGAACAAGAAACATTATTACCTAGAAATTTAAAATTTACTATTACAAATAAACATACTACAGCTACAATTCAAAAATATTTTGTATCAGTTTCATTACAAAATAATGACCAATTTAAAATTCCTAGTGGATGTAGTAAATTTTATTTAGGTAAATTAATTCGTGTTAAGTCATCATATTTAGACTTGGCTACAAAACCAAAAAAGGATGTAGCTATTTTGAAAAATAAAAACACAACAAAATCAAGACGATGCCCTAATGGAACTCGTAAAAATAAAATAACTGGAAATTGTGAACCTATAATTACAACTAATTATGTTATAAAAGAAAGAAACCCCGTAAAGCAAAAAACAAAATCTAAACGATGTCCTAATGGAACACGAAAAAATAAAATAACTGACTTATGTGAAAAAATTAATGAAGTTTAAATAAGCTTAAGTTAGTTTAATTTAGTTTAATTTAGTTTAATTTAGTTTAATTTAGTTTAATTTAGTTTATTAATAAATAAAAAAATTCTTTAATATTATTATTTATTAATAATAATATGAGAGATTGTTGTGCTAACACAAAAAGAGCCAAAAAATGTAAAAGAAAAGATGGAAAACTATTTAGTCTTCCACGAAAATTTACTAAAAAACGATGTGCTCATATTAAAGGTTTCACTATGCGTTCATCTTGTGCACCATATAAATATTGCTAAATTTATTTACTATAAGTATAAAATAGAAAGGCAGCGGTGGCCCCCAATAACTGAGCAATTATATATACTACAAATTTGGCAGCATCTATTTTATTAGATAATAGCATCATATAACTTACTGCTGGATTGAAGTTGCCACCAGAAACTTTGCCACCAAAATAAATAACCGATGCTAAAGTAATACCTATTGCCAATGGATCACCTGACATTAAAATTACTGCCAAGAAAATAAAAGTCCCTATGAATTCTGTGAAAAATTCTAACAACATTTTATATATATTTAAAATATAAATTCTAAAATACAAATTCTAAAATACAAATTCTAAAATATAAATTCTAAAATATAAATTATAAAATACTAAAATACAAAATATAAATTCTAAAATATAAAATATAAAGAAAACAGCAAACCTATATAAAGTTATGAATAAAACTGGAACAAAATCTACAATTTATGACCCAGATACAGATTCTGTAAAGCATGTAGATGATACATATGATGGCAAACCATTTTTTAGAAAAAATTATGGTAAACCTCATCCATTCTTAGATTATTCAAAAAAAGCAGAAAGTGCAATAGTTAAAATATTAATGGAACATCCACATCCACATCCTAATATTGTATATTATTATGACATTAATAGTAAATATGTTGACATGGAACAAGTAGAAACACATAAATCAAATCCATTATATGACCACTCTATGACACGCGAAGACTTAAATGAAATAATAGAAGCAATGAGTAAAGTAAAAGATTTTTTACAAGCTCTAGGAATTATGTATATAGATTGGAAATTTGATAATATGGGAAAATCTGTAGATGGAAAATATAAATTGTTTGATTTTGATGCGTCTGGACTAATTGATTTAAAAACACAACAATGGAAACTCAAAGCAAATACTATATATTGGAGTTATAATGAGGCAATAAAAAATGGAGCACAAGCACCAAAAGAAATTGATGATTGGTCTTTTAACTATAACATTATTGAAGAAGGAGAAAAATTGGTTAAAAACGCATAAATGAAAAAACTTTACCATAAATAAACATGACTTAATATTTTGGCATTATAATAACCTTTTGATTTTCTTTTTTCTAATGCTATTGCTGCTCCTCTTTTTTTTGTTCCAGAGTGCCGATTAAAATAATTTTGCATACGTTTGCGATCATTATGATTTTTATAAGCATATAATTTTAAAGGCGTTCTGTCTTTAAATTGTTGATAATCTGATGCGCCAAAATGTATTTTGCGTATTTTTTGTGTTGTTTTATTTTTAACATAGGCGGTGTATTTTTTGCCTGTTATTTTACTTCTCTCAAATTTTATTATTTTTTCGCGCATATTTTATTTTAAATTATATATAGTAAAATAAAATAATATAGTGTGTAATAAAATAATATTTTATTATACTATATTAAAATAATATTTTATTATACTATATTAAAATAATATGAATGTACCCATTAAATATTTACCTAAACACATAACTAAAAAAGATAAAAAAATAATTTCAAATGAATTAAAAAAATCACGCAAAGCTTATAAAAAAAATAGTTATATTACGCGAAAACATATTTCTTCATATAAATCCAAACCTTCACAACATATATTAAATGTAAAAAAATTATATAATGTTGATAAATTAGTAATTAATTCTAATCTCTCAAAAAAAACTGGATGCTCTATAAATTCATTACGCAAAATTGTAAATAAAGGACAAGGTGCTTATTATTCATCTGGTTCAAGACCTAACCAAACCAGTCATAGTTGGGGACTAGCACGTTTAGCTAGTTCTATTAGTGGAGGAAAAGCATCAGCAATAGATTATAAAATATTAGAAAATGGATGTAGCAAATCATCTAAAGCACTAAGATTGGCTAAAAAGGCAAAATTAAAATACAATTCTGGAACACGTAGAGTAAGAAAAACAAAATTATTATAATATGTTATTTATTTAGAATACACCAATCCAGCAAATCCATTTTGGAACAATAATATATTATATTTTTCTTCTAGCACATGTAAATTATAATAGTATTTATAAATACTAGTAGGGTCTCTTGATACTCCTATTGGTGAACCTGTTTCATCACAAATAATTGTAAAATTTGATTTTATCTCATCAATAGGAGGATTACTATAATTATTATACTCAAATTCAATAGTTTTAAATAAATTAGTATTAAATGCTCCATTTGGTTGTTGTTTAAATGGGTCTGTTGTAAGTGAGAAATTATAACAATATAATCCTGTTTTTGAACATGCTCCATTAGATTTATTATATTTTTCTAGTTTGCTAAAAATATTACTATCAAATTCTTGTTCTCTATATTTACCATCACAAATTATAGCAAAATTTTTCATTATTTCGCATTGATTAGTTTGTGAATATATATCTGGACTATGTCCGGTTATATAAATATTTTTCGAAACATCACCACTATAACTAAAATGTGGTTTATAATATTCATAAAGGCTATTAACCTTAAGTTTTTCTAAATCATTTGGAATTTTGTCTTCATATAACCAATTTGTATAGTTAGACCATTCATTGCGCGAAGCAACATCGCTTCTTTGAAAATACCACATCCAACTAGTTATTAACCCTTTGGAATCTATTTTTATTTTACTAGACTTTATTGCTTTTTCAAAATTATATTCATTAATTTCTCGTATTAAATAAGTCTGAGTGTTTTTAGCAAAAAGTTTTCGTTCTGTTTCTTCCAAAAAACATTGCGTACATATTAAATGTATGTTACTATTAATAAGTGTGTTATAATTTCTATAACTATCATCACCAACTAGTAAATCTCTAATAGGTGGTGGATGTATAAATCTTTTAAATTGGTAAACTAACTCATTTTGATTAGGTTGAATTTGTGGAAAATTATTATAATGTATACGATTTATTGAGTTATCATATAGCACATCTTTAATTGTATATAATTCATTAATAGGTCTC